ACTGCACAGAAATGGAAGGAGAGTGAGAATGGAGAAGATCTTTGAGCCGTTTATTGGACCCAACGGTTGGTACTGCCACTTTGAGGGCCACGTAGGTGTGGGTCTCACTAAGCAGGAAGCAGAACGTGAAGCAGTAAACAAATACGACATAGCAATGGAGAAACACTATATGGGCACGATGAAAAACCAAGTGACAGCAGAGATGGAGATTACAGGCAACGACATTCATGAGGTCCTTGAGGCCCGTGGGAGACGCTACGGTGAGTACCATATGGTCGCTCAGTTATCACAGGCACTTAAGGAGGCACTACAGGTGTCGCCAAGCTGGGTGCACATGGAGCCTCATCAGCAGGAGTCTCTGGAGATGATCTGCAATAAAGTGTCTCGTATTTGCAACGGTGATCCGTTCTACGTAGACTCATGGCGTGACATAGCAGGCTATGCACAACTGGTGGTAAACGAACTGGAGAAGAGCCAATGACTAGAGAAGAATTACGTCAGGAACTAATGAAGGACACCACGGAGTACTGCTGTTACTGTGGTGGTGAAAAAACAACATTTATGTGCTGTCATGAAACCCACTTCGAGACCTTTTCTGACATGGCGGCATTCGCACAGGAGGACTTTCTAGACTACGAAATGGATAACCAATGAACCTAGAGAAGTACGGCTATAGTAGTATAACTGGCGTCTGCTTTAATCCTTTTGGTGTAAAACCCAGAGAGATTCAAGAGGCGGCGGCTAAACTAAGGCATTATATTCTTGTTGACGATACAGAGGAGGCATTATTTTGAAAGAACACATGAAGAAGATGTCACTGACACAGGCCTATCACCTGATTGCCATGTACAAGATATGGCCTGCCGCACAACTGACAACCGATCAACTGACTGAATTAGTGGAGGCATACAAGACGATAAAACAAGACAGAGAATCAAAACAGACCACTTAGGTATACCTAGGTATAGGTAGACGCCTAAAAACGCAACAGAGGCCGTTCTGAGGCCTTTTAGGAGGACTTTATGAGATGTGTGGCTTGCAACAAAGCACTGAGTGACAAAGAATCGACGTTCAAGAACCTGCAAGGCGACTACATGGATATGTGTTTCGACTGCCTACCTTATGTTTTCGACTCTTTTGAAGGTGATAACGAAGAAGATGTTGACAAGGAGGAAAAACCATGATACAATAAATACATAAGGTAGCTAAAGGGATAATCATTATGAATAATAAACCTAAGGAAAGAAACTACATAAAGAAATACATGGATCTACTCCATAGGAGTAAACCCTATGTTTCCCCTAAGAAAGAGTACAAAAGGAGTAAACTTAAGAGTTCCCTTAAGGTGGAGGTCTATCAAGAACTTGACGATGATGTCTCTTCAAAGACCCCCAAATCCTAAGTACTGTTTCTTTTTCAACCAAGTCCACGATCTTACAGGAGGTAATCATGGCAAATTCTAACTACACTAACGGCACAGCCGCTTTCGTCAACTTATTAGAGACCGACAAGTACAACGGTCAGGACACAGGCAAGTACTCCATCACCCTAACCATGGATGAGGACGAAGCCACAGCGCTAGAGAACATGGGCATCAAGCTCAAGGAGTACCAAGGCAAGGCCCAACGCAAGTTCTCCACCAAGTACCAAGTACCTGTGTATGACCCTGAGGGCAACGAGATCGACACAGCAGACCTGCGCTACGGTTCCAAGGTACGACTGAAGTGGGCAGAAGGTCGCCCTCACCCTGTACATGGTGTGTCCACATACCTGTCAGCAGTCAAGGTCATTGAGTTTGCTGAGAAAGCGGAGACTTCTGAGGAATTTTAAGACAACGGGGCTTCGGCCCCAACTTAAGGTAAAAGAATGCAAAAGCATAAAACTGAAGCTAATTTTGTAAAACATGAGCCATGTCCTAAGTGTGACTCAAAAGATAATCTCGCGAGGTATGATGATGGGCACGGCTATTGTTTTGGGTGTAATAGTTATTTTCCTTCAGGGGAAGAAGCACAAGTAATGGATTTTCCTACGTCTCGAACCTTCGAGCAGTTAGGAGTAGTAGCGGCTATCACAGACCGCAAGATCTCTCTGGAGACCGCCAAGAAGTACGGCGTCACCACTGAGTTCAAGGTCGGTAGCGCAGACGCTATGAAGCAGTACTACCCGTACTACGACAACAAGGGTACACAGTGTGGTCAAAAGGTCCGTGTGGTTCGTGACAAACGGTTCACAACCAGTGGCGACATGAAGGCTAACACTTTATTTGGTCAACAACTTTTTAATAATGAGGGTAAATATGTCACAGTGGTTGAAGGTGAGCTTGACGCGCTTGCGGGGTATGAGCTACTCGGTTCGCGCTGGCCTGTGGTTAGCGTCTCTAAGGGTGCGGCTGGCGCTAAAAAGGATTTCCAACGCAATCTGGAATGGCTGGAAGGCTTTGAGAACGTAATCATTGCATTTGATGCGGATGAAGCTGGAAGAATCGCCGCAGAGGAGTGCGCCCAGATCCTGTCGCCCAACAAGGCCAAGATCGTCAACTTTGAAGAGTTCAAGGATGCCAGTGACTACCTGAAGCATGGTAAGGCCAAGGCATTCATGCAGGAGTGGTGGAACGCCAAGTCTTACATCATCACTGGTGTTATCACACTGGCTGACGCATGGGAAGACTTCCTGCGCCGAGGCAAAGAGAAGATCATTCCGTTCCCTGAGTCCTTTGGGCAGCTGAACCAGATGATGAATGGCGGTATTGTAGCTGGTGAGATCACTGTGCTCGGTGCGTTGACAAGTGTTGGTAAGACCACCATGGTTAACGAGATTGTCTACCATCTTTGGAAGAACACAGACCTAAATATTGGCTGTGCATTCCTAGAGGCTGACCCCGGCGAAGCAGTTCAGAACCTGTTGACAATACACAACAACATGAACTTCTCTCTCGAAAACATGGAGGACCATGATCTTGAGAAGTACAAGTCCGACATCATCACAGACGGTCGCATCTTCCTGTATGATCACTTCGGTGCCGGAGACCCAGATGAGATTTTCTTGAAGTTGCGGAGCATGGTCAAAGGTAACGGTTGTCGTATCTTGATTATCGACCCGTTACAGGCAGGTGTCTCCAACAACGGCAACGATGTGATTGATGACTTCATGGATCGACTGCTGAAGCTGGCTAAAGAGACCAATGTGGCTATCCTTGTGGTGTCTCATATGCGTAAGCCTAGCGCTACACAGCCCCACAACGTGTCTGAGTATGACCTAAAGGGGTCAGGTAGTATCAACCAGATCGCCTTCAACACGATTCTCTTGAGCCGTGATAAGATGGCAGAGGGAGATTACGCAAAGAACAGTACCTTCGTGCAGCTTGTGAAGTGCCGTAGGACTGGACAGACAGGGCCAGCAGGTTGGTTATACTATAATCAGGTAACAGGACGGTTAGAGGCTGGAGTATCACCAGAGCTGAAAGCGGCTTCAGGAGAAGATGAGTTCTGAGACTAGGGCTTGGGATAAGACTGGTAATCGAAACAGGGGTGCATACCTTTGGGGCAAAGTGAAGCTCAAATGCACGGACTGTAATAGAAAATACCCGCAGGCAGTGCTAGACTTCCATCACCCGATAGGGATTATAAAGACGATGGCGTTAGAGTACAAAGCTTGGAGAGGTAACGCAGGACCTAAGCCCGAAGTAGTCGCAGAAGCCGAGCAGTGCATGGTCCTTTGCGCTAACTGTCATAGATTGGAGCATATTAGGATGAAGAATGAGAAAAGTGATATTGGACATCGAGACGAACGGTCTGAAACCGAGCAAGGTTTGGGTAGTGGTGACCAAGGATCTGGATACCAAAGAAGTTTTGACTTTGAGGAACCCGACACATGAAACCCTCAAAGAGTTCTTGGGCGGTGTTACACACATTATCGGGCACAACATTATTGCCTTCGATGTACCTGTACTCGACAGACTCTTGGGATTTGATAGTGCCTCTGTACGACTTACAGACACTCTGGTTCTCTCGCGACTATGCAACCCTTCTTTGGAAGGTGGACACAGCCTCAGAGAGTGGGGAATACGACTGAATCTCCACAAAGGGGACTACGATGACTGGAGCAAGCTGACGGACGAGATGGTTGACTATTGTGTGCAGGACGTAGAAGTTACGTATGCGGTCTACAACAGGCTGACGGCAAAGCTGGCACCCTTTGGGAACGAGAGCATTGACCTTGAGCACGATGTGCAGAAGGTGATCGCACAACAGATCAACAATGGTTGGTTATTAGATCAGAAGCAAGCTATAGATTTATTGGGAACACTGTATGACAAAAAACTTGAACTTGAAAATAGAGTCAGGGATACCTTCAAACCGTTACCTGTTTTTATCAAAGAAATCGTACCCAAATACAAGAAAGATGGTAGCCTGTCTAACGTGGGTCTTAAGTTTCTTGGGGATAGTTGTAATCTCGTGGGCGGGTCTTTTAGCCGTCTTGATTACCCTGACTTCAATCTAGGGTCTAGGCAGCAGATCGGTAAGTATCTCCAATGGTTCGGATGGAAACCTAAGGACTTTACTGAGCACGGTCAGCCGATTGTGGATGAGAAGGTACTGAGCAACGTGAAGGACATACCAGAGGCCCAGCTGATTGGCGAGTACCTCTTGGTCCAGAAGCGTATTGCACAGGTGGAATCATGGGTAGATGCTGTAGAGGACGATGGGCGTGTACACGGTTATGTTAATGCTATCGGTGCAGTCACAGGACGTATGACGCACAGTAGCCCTAATATGGCTCAGGTGCCTGCTGGTTATAGTCCTTATGGCAAAGAGTGTCGTGCTTGTTGGATTGTGCCTAAAGGTTACAAGCTTGTTGGCTGTGATGCCTCAGGTCTTGAGTTACGTATGTTGGCCCACTACATGGACGATGTTGGATACACAAAGGAAATATTACATGGTGACATTCACACAGCGAACCAAACAGCTGCGGGACTTGCAACAAGAGATCAAGCTAAGACTTTCATATACGCATTTCTTTATGGCGCCGGAGACGCAAAAATTGGTACTATCACCGGAGGATCAGCAAGAGATGGTAGAAGACTTAAGGAGAAATTTCTTACAAACACACCAGCTCTTGCAAACCTACGAGACAGAGTTGGAACAGCTGCTAACCGAGGTTATCTCACAGGGCTGGACGGAAGAAAACTCTGGATCAGATCGCCCCACGCGGCCTTAAACACTTTGTTGCAGTCTGCTGGTGCGATTGTAATGAAAAAGGCATTGACAATCCTAGCAGAGTATGCTAAAATATATAATATACAGTATAAATTCGTTGGCAACATCCACGATGAGATACAAGCAGAAGTCCGAGAAGATCAAGCACAGACGTTCGGGTGGTTAGCTGTAGAGTGTATAAAAGCGGCAGGCGTAAAGCTTAACTTAAGATGTCCTCTGGACGGTGACTTTAAAATTGGAGAATCATGGGAACAGACACACTAATCAAAGATATTTATGACTTACTAGAGAACAAGAAGGTCTCTAAGGATGTCAACATAGACTTCTTAATCCACGAGTTCGGGGAGTCTATGAAGAAGATCATGAAGCGTCAACTAAGTGACTGGAAACCAGACCGTAGGACCATTAGACTCTCTAATGTGGGCAAGACGCCTCTGTACCTTTGGAACCTCATGAGGGGGACAGAATCAGAGAAGATGACGCCCAACACGCTACTGAAGTTCATGTATGGACACATCATTGAAGAGATGCTGTTGTTCCTTGTGAAGGCTTCAGGGCACAAGGTGACCGATGAGCAGAAACGCTGTGAGGTCGCTGGTGTCATTGGACACATGGATGGACGTATTGATGGTACTTTGATGGACGTTAAGAGTACAAGCTCTTATAGCTTTAAGAAGTTCAAAGATGGTTCACTGGTGGACAACGATGCCTTTGGATACATAGACCAGCTCAAGGCCTATGCAAAGTCCGAAGGGGACACAAAGATTGCTTGGCTTGCCATGGACAAGCAGAATGGACACCTAACTTGGCTAGAGTATGACCTCGAAACAACTGATCATCCTAAACTGAAGGAAGACATTGAAGAGAAAATCATAAATCTAAAAAAGGCGGTGGAATCGGATACTGCACCAGACTTGTGTTACGATTCTGTAGAGGACGGGAAGTCTGGGAACGAAAAGCTTTCTATGGAATGCTCTTACTGTCAATACAAAAAGTCTTGCTGGCCCGGGTTAAGAACTTTCTTGTATTACAATGGACCAAAGCATTTGGTAAAGGTAGCTAACGAACCCAAAGTACAGGAGATCACACGATGACTAGAGCGATTTTAAACAAACTGGTTGTCTACAAGCAAAGCAACGGTCACATGACCTTTAGGGAAGCAGTCTACGATGAGGAAGGTGACTTAGCACTCATGGGGGCAACCCCTGCCTTCCCAAGGGCACTCAGTCTTGATGACCTAGAGGCTGACCTAGAGGAGTTCATGGCAGCTCTTGATAGGACTGTGGTCAATGAGGATGATCTTGATGTAGATGACGATGTTGATCTGGAGGACTTTGAGGTAGGCGGGGAGTTACCAAACTGATGTTTACCATAGAAGAACTAAAAGAAAAGATCGTAGAGACTTATGACCCTGACCTTCTGGTTGATGTTCTTAAGGTGACTACAGAAGAACTGGTCGAGGCTTTAACGGACCAGATTCAAGAGATGGCAGACTTCTTTGAGGAGGAGTTTAAGCAAGATGAAGAAGATTAACCTACGGTGGAAAAATGGTACAGGGATAACGAACTACGTTTCACGTGTTGAAGACTTCCTAGGTTTTATTTATTTAATTGAATTAGAAAATGGAGAATACTATGTCGGTAGAAAACAATTTTGGGCTAAAAGAGGCAATGGATGGATTGAAAACGATTGGAGAGAGTACTGTAGCAGCAGTAAAACAATACAGCGATCTCCAGACCAAATCGTTAGAAAAACTATACTCGCTATCTTCAAGTCAAAGTCAGCCATTAGATTTGCAGAAGCGTATGGAATCATCAATTCAGGAGCTTATCTCGACTCAGACAAAGGTCTTAACTGGAGCTTTGAAGGGTCTAGAGGAACAATCAAAATGGATGAAGAAGACACTGAACAGCTCCGACGCTTAATGAGCTGGTGCTTACGTTGGAAAAAGAAACAAGATAAGGAAAAGACAGAAGAATGAATACATACGAAACATTTATTGCCAAGAGCCGATACAGCCGCTTTCTGGATGACAAGCAGCGTCGTGAGCACTGGCCTGAGACCGTAGACCGCTACATGGAGTTCATCGACAAGCAGCTGTCCTCCAAGCAGAACTACATCATGCCTGAGGACCTGTATGACGAACTACACACTGCCATCCTGAACCGTGAAGTTATGCCTTCTATGAGGGCTGTAATGACCGCTGGTGAGGCTCTAGACCGAGACAACACAGCAGGCTACAACTGTAGCTACCTGCCCGTGGATGACGTTAAGTCCTTCGACGAGGCCATGTACATCCTCCTGTGTGGTACTGGTGTAGGCTTTAGTGTCGAAAGCAAGTACATAAACAAACTGCCTGAGGTACCAGCACTGTTGTTTAATAGCCACACTAACATCGTGGTACGCGACAGTAAAGCTGGTTGGGCCAAGAGCCTGCGTCAGCTGATTGCCCTGCTGTACTCTGGTGAGATTGCCACATGGGATGTGTCCAAGGTACGTCCAGCAGGTGCTCGGCTGAAGACCTTTGGTGGTCGTGCGTCAGGCCCACAGCCCTTGGTTGATCTGTTTAACTTTGTCGTTGGTAAGTTCAAAGGTGCCGCAGGCCGTAAGCTGACCAGCCTTGAGTGCCATGACATCATGTGTAAGGTCGGTGAGGTAGTTGTCGTGGGTGGTGTACGCCGTTCTGCCATGATCAGCCTGTCTGACCTGACCGATGACCGTATGCGTCATGCTAAAGCAGGTAGCTGGTGGGAACGTGATGGTCAACGTGCTCTGGCAAACAATAGTGCAAGCTACAACGAGAAGCCTACTGTGGGCGAGTTCATGACCGAGTGGTTGTCTTTGTACCAGTCACACAGTGGTGAGCGTGGTATCTTCTCTAGAGCTGCCGCTAAGTACACTGTGGAGAAGTTGGGCCGTAGAGACTCTAGCTACGAGTTTGGTACTAACCCTTGCTCTGAGATCATCCTGCGTCCATATCAGTTCTGTAACCTGACAGAGGTTGTGGCACGAGATACAGATACAGAGGCTACCCTGTCACGTAAGGTGGAACTAGCGACAATCCTAGGGACATTCCAGTCTACTATGACCGACTTCCCATACCTGCGTAGCATCTGGAAGAAGAACACCGAAGAAGAGCGCCTGTTGGGTGTGTCTATTACTGGTATCTTGGACTGTCCTCTGCTGAACAATGTCGATGACGAAGGCCTAGAGGAGCGCCTAGGGGCCATGCGTATGTTAGCCGTTACCACCAATAAGGAGTTTGCTAGTGCTTTATCTATCCCTGCGTCTGCTTCTATCACATGCGTTAAGCCTAGTGGTACTGTTAGTCAGCTGGTCGATAGTGCCAGTGGTATTCATGCTCGCCATAGTCAATATTATATTCGACGAGTTCGTAATGATAATAAAGACCCCATTACAACGTTTCTTCAAGAAAAAGGAATCCCCAACGAAGCGGATGTAATGAAGCCCAACGACACAACGATCTTTAGCTTTCCTATGAAGGCACCAGAGGGTTGTGTGCTACGTGACGATCTAGACAGCTTTACGCACCTGCGCTTGTGGTTGGCCTATCAGCGTCACTGGTGTGAGCATAAGCCCTCTGTGACGGTCTACGTTAAGGAAGAGGACTGGCCTGCTGTTGGTGCTTGGGTGTGGAAACACTTTGATGAGATCAGTGGCATTAGCTTCTTGCCATGGGACGGTGGTAGTTACCGTCAGGCTCCCTACGAGGAGATCAATGAAGAGACCTACAACCAATTGCTGGCTGGTATGCCTCCTGAGGTCAACTGGAATGACTTCATTGAGATGGATGACAATGTAGAGGGAGCACAGACCCTAGCGTGTACCGCAGGAGCCTGTGAGATCTAAGTAGCTTAGATAAACTAAAGGGGCCTTGGATAATCCTTGGCCCCTTTTTT